TGTTCGAGTTTCTGGATGATGGAGATGGCTTCCGGCACAAGGGCGCGGATGCCAACCGCCTTGGTCCCGGCGTCCATGAGGCCGACGAGAGTTTGAAGTTCTGCGGGGGTCAGTTCGATCTTGAGCATGTGGGTCTCCCTTACGGTTCGATTGCGATTTGCTGGGCTGCACCCGTGTTGAATCTAATCATGAGGCGGGTTTTGCCACTTCCGTTGTCTTCAAGGTAAAGCCTACCCGTGTTGACGGCCCCCGCAGCAGGCGCAGTCTGTTCCGACATCTCAATAAAGCCGCCACCGTTTAACGTGTCTATTATGATTCCGCTGGAAGTAGACCTTATTGCTGTGGGCCTCCCGGACGCACTATTTGAACCGAGAGTAAAAGTTCCCCCCACATTGTTTACGTTGAAGTAATCAATTCCGACCACGCGAATGACGACTTGCTTGGTCCCGCCAGAGGTCCCTACAGCCGGGTCAATGACGATAGTATTACTTACTGAGGTTGACACTGGCGAACCAATCGTCAGTGTGCGAATGGTGCCAGTCCCTGCGGCTTCCGGAAAAATATGAAACACGTTCCCGCTCCACCCCATATTGACGCGCTCATAGTTGCTGGCGTCGGTGAAGGTGTTGTAGAGGCGGAAGGCTTGGGGGTTCACGCCCCGGCGCTGGGCGAGGATGTCGGCGGCGTCACGGGCCAGCAAAAGGTCCGAGGAAACCTCTGGGTCGGTCGCGCTGGATGACCATCCGATCAGCCCGCCGGACTTCATAACAAGAGAGCCGGGGCCCCCACTCAGGTTAAACGTAGCGACACGTTTGCCAGTGAGTGTAGCGGTGGCCAGATCAGAGGCTTCACTGAAAATCATAAGCCCGTATGCGGTCGTATAGATACCGCCGTAAATAGCACCTCCGGTTTGGCGAATGCCCATCGCGCCTGCTTTTGACACACGGAATTGAGCGTTGCCACCCACCTGCAAGTCCATCAGTAGTGAAGCCGCCGCAGACGCCGTGTCGGTGACGTTCATCTTGATCGCGGTGAAGGTGGTGGCCCCCTCGTTCCAAGTGTCGGCCAGATCGTAAATCAGTGCCATATCACGGCCTCCTTTGAATGGTGCTGCCGAAGCGGTCTTCTACGGTAGTGAGCGCCCGGTCGTATATGTCGACGGACAGGAGTTCAGGTATCGGCACCCCAGCCTTGGCCCCGGCGAACGCCTCCAGTGCGGTGAGGTCTGCGCCGCTGGTCAGCGCGCCACGGATCAGGAGGAAGTAGATGTTGCCGTTGAGGGGGAACGTGCCGCCAGAACGCAGCCCAACGTTCAAGGTTTGCGACGAGAAAACTGTGCCCGCAGCGCCTATTCCAGACGGGTTTTCTCGCTCAACAACCCCGTTCACCCGAGGGGTGATCGCAGTCGATATATTTGCCCCAGTTACGTCAAAAACACCTGTAAGGACATTTGTTGTGGGGGCGTTGTAGGTCTGCGGCTGGTAAACATTACTGTTGGTCGGCCCTCTGCAAAGAAACCCATAACCGTCGGCCAGCGCCCACGGTGCCCAGATACCAAAGGTATTTGCAGTGGATGAGGCGTCCGGCCCAAATTCGGCTAGGCAGTGGAAGTCGTCTGTGTCGTTTTTCCGCACTCCAACGCAGAGCGTAGCTTGCCCAGTGCCGCTCAGGTTCAACGTCGCCGCCGATGCAAGGCTGTCAGTGGTCCCGTCGAATTTCAGCCAGTGGACAGTCGGCACGCCCGCCTCTGTAACACCGAGCGCGGAGTTGACACGCTGGTACGCCGTGGCAGTGGAGCCGAGTTCAAGTTGCGGATGCCAGATGGCAATTTGCCCAAAGCCCGAAGCATTTCGGTCTTGCACATATAGTCCAAATAAGTTGTTAACCGTATCGTGAACCCACGAAGCAGAGTAAAACGTCCACGTGTCCGAAATGGTTATGCCTGTCATATAGACAGTGCTGGCCGTGTTTGCTCTGAGTTGTAGGTTTGTGTTTCCGCTAATGCGCCGTATCCACAAACCGTTTGTTACAGTGCCAGAAGTTAAAGCAGCGGAAAGGGTTTGGCCCACGTGGGCGAACTGAGCGCCAAACGTCACAAGTTGGGCGGTGTTCGTCCCATCTGGTGCTGTCGTAGCCCCGTTTCTGGTTGCCCCCAAAAGGTACAACCACGCCGCATTATCGAACGCCTCGGTATAGGTCAGCAGGTTCCTGACGCCCGTCGAGGGTGCAAAGGCGTAGATCGGGCGGTTGGCGAGGGTGGATTGCGTCAGGGCGGTGAGGGCGACTTCCTTGACGGAGATGTTGTCGAAATCAATGTAGTCGCTGACGTTTCCAGAGGTGCTTGAGAAACCAAACTGGACAACCATCGACGTTCCGGTAGCCACATGGACGAAGCTGGCAGAACCAGACGCAGCGGTTCCAAAGCTCCGAGAAATGCCGCTGGTGGAGACATGGACATCCCTACCGAACGAGTTGGAATACGAAGCAGTTACCCGATACGCCCTTCCTGCAACAGTCGTGATCGTCTGCTCCGCCACAGGGAACGCCCCGGTCGTAGCCTTTGTGACCCGAAGTGTTCCAGACACCCACGACAGGGTGGCGCTCGAAGATGCTGCCCACCCGGTGATGTTGCTGTCAAACGTCCCATTCGTCACCAACTCGACGTCAGCGCCCCTGCGCTGCCCGAGGATCAAAGCTACGCTCTGCCCGTCCGCCGTGACAGGCGTTGTCCCTGCGGTGTCAGTGAACATCCGCGACAGGTCGGACGGGTCGAACCAGTCGCCCGCCTCGCCGGATGCGAAAAGAACGGAGGGAGAGTAGACGGCCGCCGCGCCGCCGCGCAGCAGCGTGCGAAACGGCGACGGCATTCCGAAGGCGCTGCCCATCAGGCGTGGCTCACCACAATCTTGGCCCGGCGGCCGTTGATCGGCGTTGCGAAGACCCGGTCCGCCGTCGCGGACAGCTGCGCGATGGTCAAGTTCACTTCACCCTGCTTGTCGCTGTCGTCCGGATCCGCGCGGTACTCGAAGCCTGCGTCGGTCAGCGCAGACGGAGCAGACCCCGTCGTGCACCGGATCTTGACCGCGCCACTGAGCACCTGAAACGTGATGGCCGTGGCGTCGGAGTTCGTAAGCTCCGTCCAGACCCCGACGGGGCAGGTCACCCTGACTTGGTCTTGCGCCATGGTTACACCGCCTTGACCGTCGTGAAGCTGACGACAATCGTGCCGTTGAAGGCTTGCGCGGAGTCGTGCGCGTTCCGCACGATGACGACGACAGACCCGGCGGCCGGGGTGACGCGGACGATGACCGGCGTACCCTGCGTGTTGGTGCCGTTGGCCACCGACGCCATCACAATGTCTGCCGCGGCGATGCGGCTGTTCGTGATGGTCAGGGTATAGTTGACGTTCTGGGCAGTCGTCAGCGACTCGCTGGTGACCTTGCCATGCAGAGCGTTGAGGGTAGCAGCGCCCGCCGTCGCGGTGGCCGTGCCGATGCCCGTGATCGCGCCAACAAAGCCGTTGGTCGACGTCACTGGGCCAGAAAACGTGGTGGAAGCCATGAAAGGTACCTCATGCACGAGGGTTGGCCGGCAGTCTGTGCATCGTCAGGTGGGCGCCTGTCTGCTCGGCTGATGAGCCCATGGCGCAAGTGTAGCACAGCGCCTACGGTGCTGTCTACGCCCGACGAAAGCTCCACCCGGCGAAGTGTCCTTTACTCAGCGGCCGGCCCGACTCCAGCGCCCGATGCACTGTTGGAGGGGTCAGGCCGAGCACCGCCCGCAACTCCGTGATCGTAGCGTATGCGGTCTCGGCCCCCGCAGGATCGACCGCTACCACCGGTCTCCCCATCTTGGCGCGGGACTCCGCCGTGTGCGTCTTGCCTAGCCAGTGCGTGTTGCCTTTCTGTGCCGCAGACAGTTTGGCGCGGTGTTCCGCGCTGCGAACGTGCCCCTTAGCATGCTGGTTGCCCTTGGCCGCCGCGGCCATCTTGGCCCGGGTCTCGGGAGACGGAATGAACTTTCCACCCCGGCCCTCCGCCAGCGCAGCCTGCACCTTAGCGCTGATCTTTTGCTTGGCTTCCTCCGAGTGGGTCTTGCCAGTCCGCGGGTCGTCGACCTCCCATTGCCGCTTGGTCGCGGCGCGCAGTGCGGCTTTGGCTTCGTCTGATATTGTTTTGCCGTAGCCGGGATGGGCCTCTCCTACCATCCCTCGAAACGGGCTCTTAGCGTACAGCGACAGATTGCAGCATTTGGGGTCACCCGCGCAGTCTTGCAGTAGCGCTTCTTCGCACGCCTCCATATCGGAGGCGCTCTCGAACTCGGCCAGCACGACAAACTGAAATACGGCTTCGCCGTGCTTAGCCCACGTGGCCTGCAGCTTGGGGTTAGGATGCACCCCGGCCCGCAGCTTCTTCCTATGCGTCCGCCACCGCTCGTACAGGTTCGTGCTGCTTCCGACGTAATAGGAACCGCTGACCGTGTTGACGATCCGGTATACGGCGATCTTTTTGTTAGGGGTGGTCACAGTTTGCTCCTACACAAAGCTATATGTCGATATAGGTAGCTTGTAAAATCCTTGTAGTCAACCCAAAAGAAAAGGCCCGCCGGAGCGGGCCTTAACTACTTGATTTTTCTTGTAACTCATGCCCCCTGAGTGCCGTACATGCCCAGCGGATCGCTCACGCCGAAGCTGTAGCGCTCACGGGCCTTGTACCGGCTGTTGCCGGTGTCGAAGTCGGCGTCCATCGACGTTGACATGGCCAC